GAAATTTGAGTAAGTTCGCGGCCTTGGACAGCAAAACCGGGCTTATAGAGGATTCTGTAATACTCTTTTCTGGCATCATAATCGTCATAATATGGAGTTACATTCAAATCGGTTGATATGTTGTATTGCTCTGTATTTGCGTATTCTGATCCTGGAGTGTTTGCGTAAACATCAACGATGAATGCCATTTAGTCTTTTTCCTCTTCACTGGAATTAAAATGAAACCACGATCTTAAAATCTTCGGTCTGATCTGTAGCTCTTTGGATTGGTGTTATATTATTTATGTACAATAAATTTCCTGTATATGGAGTAAATGATCTGTTAATGACACTATTTACCTTAGGTAGACGAGAAGCTTTCGAAATATCTCCTACTAATGCACCGGAACTTAAAATTCCAGAAACATCTATCAACTGTAAAAGAAACGTCGTTGAATTCCAACTAACAACTCTGCCTTTGAATGATGCTGTTTCCAAGCTTGTTCCCTGAAAAACATATTCATCTTCTTGATAGTTATCACCAACATCTTGAGTAGATATAGATGTTGTTTGTGAATATACTAATCCAGAAGCTAATGTGACACCATCATTTAATTTGGGATTTTTGATCAACGATATCTGTCTAAACTCGTTTTCAGTGTCTAAAATTCCAGATTCTGATCCTCTTAATCGTGGATTGATTATAACAAAAGATCCTCCAAGTTCTTCTACTGGATCAGCACCGTGACCGCCTGTAGGGCTCATAATAACTCTTGCTATTGCTCCGCTACCATTAGCAGAACTGAAACTTGCATTAGCATAAGTGTAGTTTAGACCTTTGTTGCTCACAAGAATACTTTCTACAGCAAATGTTGTGGTATTAACACTAACAGTTGCTTCTGCGCCAGTTCCATCGCCTGTAATAGTAATTGTAGGAGGAGAGGCAACGTTATAGAGGGATCCTCCGTTCAAAATCTTAATTGATCCAATTGATCCTTGCACAGCATTGTCTTGAACTTGCCACTGTAATGATCCGTTATCTTCTGTCAACGTGCGGACTGGAATAAAATTTGTAGTGGTAAAACGAAGCTTTTCTTCATCGGAAAGCGTGTACATATACTTCCAGATATACTTATCGGCTAAACGTTCGGCTATGTATGTATTGATGGTGGTCGGTTTAACTGTTGATGGACCGCCATTGTTATTACCTAGACATTTGTAGACATTCCACTCATCTGTAACAACGTAAAATTTTACAGTAGGATCATTCATATCTAACGTTGCTTCGGAATCATCATATTCTGTATATACAGTTCCAGATATCCAGTCAAATCTGCGAATAGCTAATCGAACATCATTACCTATAATCCTTTTGGCACCAATCATGTTTTTCCAAGCTTGATTGTATGTGTCAACAGAACTATTGGCCTGCAAAGGAGTAGCATCGTTTGCCCATGGCTCTACTTTGCTAAAAGTGAGATAAACGTACGGTGAACTTGCATCTCCGACCGAAGCTTTGAACTGTTCAGCGTTGTGAATTTGCAAACTTTTAGTATATATCGAAGCCATTTCTTTTCCTATTTTTTACTATTTAGTATATAACTTTACCAACATTAACTGTTCCCGAGGTATTAGGAAGAAGGGTGTTCGCCAGATATGTTAGATTACTGGTATTTGCTATGTATTGAACAGTGTTAATAATGAACTGATTAGAATTTACCACTGTCTTGATCTTATATGGACCGGCAACACTACTGTAATTAACGTTTATGACATTAGCAGCAACAGCAGTCGCTATATTAGATGGAGATAAGTTGCCGGTCAACCATTCCAGATATACAATATCATTAACGATTAATCCGTGAGAACTGTAATCGATGCTAACGTTTCCATTATAGAAACTGTATGTTTTTGTTGTGGTTGAAACCAGATTATCCGAAACTTCTCCAACAGGAACGTTTAAGTTTATTCCTTCATCTACTATCGAGTATTCACCGAATAGTTTCATTCCAGCAGGATGTATTAGGTTTTTTAGAACAGCGCGGTACTTATCTATAGATTGTCTAATTTTGACAACATAAGAGAATTTTTGGTAGTAATCCCTATCTTGAATAAAGTTATATGATGAAATGTGGCCATCATCATTAAGGTATCTGCCAGGATAAGTAAATGCTCCTGAGATGATTGTAGCTACAGCCTGTGCTGTACCATCACCAGATGATGAAAGATTCAATGTTGGTGGTGTTAGATATCCCGTACCATGATTTAAAATTTCAACGCTTAAAATTTTACCTTGTATAGAGTTACCAGAATATAAAACTTCTCCTGATCCAAGAACGGCCGTAACTTGAATATCGGCATTGGATGCTTGAGCATTTGATGATACAACATTAGCTATTGGTAGAAAGAGTTGATCATATCCTGAACCACCTGTAATATGACCAGGAACGTTAACGAACTCGACAGCAGTGATTGTATTGGCTTGTGATGGGTTAACATTACTAACTCTACCTGCTGCACCAGTTCCATAACCACCAGGAACGTTTATGAATTCAATTGTGTCGCCAATTCTATATTGTGTACCACCATTAACAATTCTCATTCTTCCAAGAATACCAAGACTTTTAACTCTTGAGTTTGCTTCGGCAGAGAATGAAGGAGCAGTTAAATAACCGGAACCTAAGTTATAGAGAAAAACACCAGTAATTGGGCCAGTGTTAGCATAGACAAAGTAAGAAAGAGAGTTTGCTAGTGTAGTGTTGGCATTAGCAGGATTTGTAAACCCAGAGAAATACAGACCATAGTTAATGTTATTGATATTCGCATTTGCTATCGATTGTATAGTAGTATAAACAATATTGTATGAGTTAGGATGATATACGTTATCTGCCGAAACACTAGAAACGTTTGCGTTTGCGCCTGTTCCGCCGCCAGAAATCAATACTGGATTTCCTACCTGGAATCCAGCACCACCACTTAAAGCAGCAATAGATGTTAGATTACCACTGCTTACGGAGGTAACAATGATATTTGCATCAATTCCTGTTTCGCTTTCAACAATTACGTACTGACCGACATTATATCTTGTTCCGCCGTTGATAATCTCAATTGTATTAAGACCACCAGAGAACAGGTTAGCTGTCAGTGTCTTTTCAACTTCACTCTCAAAGAATGTTGCTGTTATTGCTTCACCATACGCAAAGTCTCTATATTGATTTGATAGCTTAAGCTCACGAACAAGATAGTTGCCTTCATAATATGATGAGGCACTTTCAACAAGAGCATAGGCATTTGATGAGTTGCCAGTAATTCTTCTATTGATAAATTTAGTTTCTATTGCTAAATCGTTATTAGCTACACCGTCAACTCGAATATCGGTAATCTTGACTGATTTTTCTTGAAACCATTTACCATCCGAAACTTTAAGAACGTCTTGCTGTGGATAGTAGAAATCAACTTCATCATCAAATAGGAGTCTCATAAGAAATCGAATTGATTTTTCGGTACCTCTTGCGCGATAAAAATCTTTGATCTTTTTAATGATAAGGGTTTTGTCTACCGCCGTGTCTTTTGGAATAAATGGGATAAAATTATCATAGAACTTTTCAACAAAGATATCTGTCAAATCAACATCATCCTGTTCTAATAGGCTCCTAGAAACATTCACAACACCATTCTGTTGTTCCATAAACTCATAATATGCTTCCACAAAAGCAACAAAGTTTTCATGATCATTTCTTACAAAGAATGGAACTTGAGAAGCTACTAGATTTGATATTTTATTGTTGCTGATCATTTGTTATACTGAAACAACTTCTATTTGGGATGAAAGTGGATTATTAACGTCAATATCGAGAATCTTATTTCTAATAGAAGTGATAATTTCTCTGTCTATAAATGTATTTATAGTCAAAACATTCGTTTCGTAATAGGTATTAGATGTTATAGAAACGGGTAGCAGTGACTTAAGAACTATTACTCCGGAATCATAATCAATTGTACCAGCATTTTCACTAACAAATATTTTTTCTCCATTATTATTGAGATAATATGTTCTAAGTATACCAATGCGTGATTGCAGAATAGGAGTAACACTTACACCCGTTCCAGTATCTCCTGATATGGACACAGTAGCTCTAGTGTAGTTGATGCCTTTATTTGTCATCACAATTGAAGCTACTCGACCACCAAAGAGTTTGGCATAAGCAGTTGCACCAGTGCCATCACCAGAAATAGTAACTGTTGGTATTGTGCTATAGTTTATACCACCATTTGCAATGTCGATTCTTTCGATACCAGAATTTATCGATGGAGTCTCTTCAAAGAATACCTGTCTTGTAATAAAGTTAGTATCAACGATATCCAATGAAGGATAAGATGATACAGAACTGCTAAAATCGCCCTTCTTGATAGGTATACCATAGTCAATGGTGTAATTCTTTGATTGACTCAAAGTTAATGGAATTCTTTTTTGAAGTATGATTTTGAGATCGGAACCAGTAATAGAATTCTCTGAGTCTTGAATATACTTTTGAAGGACTGATTTTTGGAAACTAGATTTGAACTTGCCTAGATAATCTATCTTATAGTCTTCAATAGCAGCTTTCACGATATTCTTAACAGCGGTCGCATCATATTGTGTAGCGTCCTGATCATAGTAAACTGTTCCACGAACAATAATATATGTATAGGAAGGATCCACAATCTCAGGAGAAACAGTTAACACGTTTCTATTTTTGATTAGAGTGTCCTTAATGTTTTCTTTTTCCAAATTGCTAAGGAAGAAGTTTTCCTTTGTTTTTAGCGATAGGAACACCTTACCGTAGATAACAGGCACATTATCTTCACCACCCCAAACAGCTACCGAATCGATGTTTGGATAGTCTTTTGTAACCAGTGTTTCATAGTCATATGTGGTAATGGCACGGTTCTGTGCTGAATAGTAATATGGAGCGCGATATTTTACCTGATCAATTGTTTCCTTTTCAGTGCCAGAATATGTCGCAGCGGTCGAGGATACAATAACGTTATCATTGAATGAACCAACATTAGTTGATAGGGTAAACACATTAATCTTATTGGCTATTGAACCGACGCTATCGATATAGGTTATATTGATGATATTGCCATTTGTAGGTTTCTTACCAATTACATCATCACCGAAGTATAATCTATAATTTCCATCTTCATTCTCTTCAATAAAATATACCGCTGAATTTGATGTAATTTCGGTCAAGTCTTCTGCGATATTATAAACAGAGGTATTTGTACTTGATGTTGATTCCTGAACAGTAACGATTACTGTATTGAGATCCACATTTGCAGATGGTATTTCAAATCGTCTCTTGGTATTTGATGGGCTCATAAAGAATTGACGAGTAACAACTTCGCCTTGCTTTATTACAACATTAGGAAATAAGAATGATCCATCATTCTTAAAAGCAGTGTTGGAATTTAATGCAACAAATGGGTAATTGATACCGTCTAATGAAGCGCCGAAGAACTTGGTATATCTGTTTAGTGTTAGACTGTTTGCAGCTTGATCTTCATTTTCTGAAGGTGTTACTCTAACGTTCAGCTTGGTTTCCGAGCCATGACTACTTTCTGGCACATAATTGATAAGCTTTGCGTGAGATACGGTAGATTGACGCAGCTTTGAAGTGTCAAGGAACATTTCATTGGCAATCATATTCAGGTAATATGCATTGTAGTGAGTGTTATAGGCCAGAAGATCCAGTAGAACACCCATACCTGATCCTTCAAAGTCAAAGTCTTGGAATCTTGACTGGCTTCTTAGGAATGTCTTGAGGTTGTTCTTGATTGAATCAAAATCAAGATCGGTAACTGTTAGAGTTGTATTGGCTGGCATTAGCGGACTCTTTCTAGGAATATTGTGGTGGTCAGTGGCTCGTTTCTATTGAGAATTACAAAATCAAGTCTTGCTGTATATCCATTATTATCATAGTCTGGCACAACTGTAACTCTTAGAACCTCTACTCGAGGTTCATAGTTTTTAATAACTTCTGTTATTGCGTTCTCTAGGAAATTAGCAACAAGCGGAGTTATATTATCAAATAGCAATTTGACGGCATTTGAACCAATACCAGGTCTAAAAGGCTTTTCATAGAAATTTGTAAGGACTAAATTACGAACCGAACGCTTGATAGCATCCGCACCAGTCTTAACAAGCACATCCTTTGTTGTACGATGTGGTATAAAATCCAAATCTAAATCGGAATAATCTGGTGATCTTGATATTACTATTGGTTGTGCCATGTGATTATTTATGTTTCTCTAGCAGGTGATGTTGGTTTCTTAAATGTAACTTCGGTAGAATCAGCATCAACAGAAGCACCAGAAGCAAGTAGAATATTAGGTGCGCCATCGGAACCATCAGCAGCAATAGAACCGCCTTTTAGTGATATTTTGCCGCTTGATTTTAGATTCAAAGCTGAGTCTGATTTCATATGCATACTGCTACCAGCTTCTATCATCATTTTTCTACCTGATTTAATTCCAACGGCTTGTTTAGCACCAAGGGCTACGGAATCACTGGTAGACAATAAAGATAGACCACCATCGGATGCAATAGTGGTAATACCCTGAGATGTAATTTTGGTTGACCCCTCAATATTGGTAGACATTTCCTTTGCAGTCGTATCCATATTACCACGAATTGTTTGATTTAAATTCTTAGCTGTCACATTCATATCGCCATGGACAACCGTATTATGATTTCCCTTGACAGTCACATTATAATCTCCGTCTACACTGAGGCTTCCTCCGCCTTGAACAGTAATATCTTGAGCGCCAGTGACAAGAATTCTATTCTCACCAAATATAATCTGATACATTCCATTCTGGGCGCCAATAGATATAGCACCATCAGGCATGAATTGGATCATAGAACCACCGCGATGCTGAATGGTTACATGTTCACTGCCCATGGTATCATCAGTCATAATGACATGCCCCGATCTAGTCTTGGCCAATACATTATAATTTGGATACTCACCGCCAGTATCTCTTGCATCTGGCGGACCAGACCATTCAGCTGGTGTTACGTTCTTAGGATTACCTGGTGGTTTATAAGCGCCCATAATTCATCACTTTCTTATTTAACTGCATCAAAAATATTACCCACATTATGTCCAATATCATTCGCTTTATTTAATAGTGTTTGGGCTTGTGATCCCGGAGCAATTACTTTTTCCATCATGCTTTTAGCTATTCCTTGTTTATCTGGTGGCAGTCTATTAAACATATCGGACATAACACCAGATGAACTACCAAACATATTACCTAGAGAAGCACCAGGGAATCCAGCACCAGAAGACATTAAACTACCAAACGCATCAATTGCTTTCTGGACTGGCTCAGGAGTTGTTATTTGAACTGCTCCAGTAGCCGATAAACTCATAGATATATCACCAAACGCTGTAGGAATAGTAAATGGTGTAGCCGCTAATTTATCTAAACCGAATAATGATGTGTCGGATTGTAGACGCTGCATATTGCTAATTACTTCACCGAGAGACTGATTGCCCTTTAATATAGAAACAGCATTGGTCAAGTATGTAGTAGGATCCACCTTACCCGATGTAGAAAATCCACCGCTTTCCGATATTTCCATTGACTGCATTAGACTAAACATATTCTGCATACCCTGGGCTAATTCAGGTTTTAGTGATGATAATAACTCATCGGCTACAGATGAGGTAAGCGATGTTAAAATATTACTTACCGAGAAATTGGTACCAGGCAAAGCAGAAAGCATAGAACCAGTTAGAATATTACTGAAAGATTGAGTAGCTGAAGAAACACCAGTTATTTGCTTTAATGGCATACCAGCTAGATTATACGATGCTCCGTGAGATTGCATACCTTTTAGTAGGTCATGCTTATGTTTTTGACCTTTTTCCTGTATTTGACGGATT